GCCAACCAGACGAACGACACGAACTTCGGGTTCGGAATTTGGGCTTACCGCATCGATAACCTGTTTCTCGATAACGTCCGCACCACGAACATGTGTGCGTTCGGGTTCCGCATTGAGGATTGTGACGGCGTCGTCTTCGGCTCGCTGATGTGTGACCATCCGGCAGACGACAACGCAGACGGCGTCCACTTCATTGACACGTCGCGCGTGGTTGGCGGGACAGTGCTTTCCAAGAGCCTTGGCGATGACACGTTCATCATCACCATGAAGGAAAAGAACGTCTCGGATTACAACATCGGGCAAATCCTGGTGGAGTCCGTCGCGGGTCAGCTCAACGGGATGCGCGGCCTTTTGCTCAGCCAATCCACGGCAGCGACCGGCGCCCGCACGATGAGCAATATCAAGGTCAACGTAGTGGCCAAGGGCTGCTATGGAAACGCGGTCGATGTGCGCTCCGGCTCGTTCGAGAACCTTGACATCAACGTTGTGTCGGATGGGTGCGCGCGTGCGCTTTACATTGATCCGGGCACGGCAACCTATGCCGGATACGTCCGCAACAGCCGGTTCACGGTGCTGGACGCTGATAGCACAGATGACCCCATCCTGGTGCTTGAAACCAATGGCCCGGTATCGAACTGCGAAATCAATGCCCGCATCCGCAACCCGGCAGACGGGACAAACGGCGTCCTGTTGCGCGGTGATAGCTGGACCGGCTCGATTGACGTTGACTATGACCCGGCTGCTTCGAAAGCCAGCCCCGCTGCGGTGGTTGTGCTCACCGATGTAAATGACAGCCGCCTGATGGTGTCCTCGAAGAAGGGCACAACCGGCCTCACCCTGACAGGCAACAGCAGCCGCAACACGATACTGCTGGGCGAAGTGATCGACGGCAGCACGTCCTCAATCGTCATCGACTCCGGCTCAGTCACAAACACGTTTGTGGGCGGGCGGATCAATGGCACGCTGACGAACAGCGGGGGAACAACGAACCGCTTCATTGGCGTGACCGGCGCGCCAGATGACTCGCTTGTTGTTCTGGACACGAACGCGGCGACTGTCACTGTCACCGGCACCACGACCGAGACCACGCTTCGAAGCGTCAGCATCCCTGCTGGGCGCCTTCGCACGAACGGTATCCTTCGCCTGCGGGCCTATGGCTCGTTCAACGATGCGACAGATAACAAGACGATCCGGCTCAAGTTCGGGGCAACGACGCTTTCCACGCAGGTCTATACCGCAGGCACGGCATGGGTGTGCGATGTGCAACTGATGAACGTCAACAGCGCTTCCAGTCAGCGATGGTTCGGCACGTTCAACCGCACGACCGATACGCTAATGAGCCTCACTGGAGGAAGCAGCAGCGAGAACACGGCAGGCGCCCTTACACTGGAACTGACCGGCCAGTTGGCAAACAGCGCGGATGCCATCAATATCCTCGGCTGGACCGTGGAAGTTGCTGGGAGATAGGTCATGCTGACAAAAAAGCTGGGTGAGTTTGTGTGCAAGTGCGACGTGTGCGGATCGTCCGAGACGTTCCACGCGCACACGCATTCGCAGGCTTGGGAGGTCATCAAGCGCCGGGCGTGGGCCGTGCGAAAGAATGCATTCCCGATCATCCATATCTGCCCCGAATGCCCTGTGGAGGTTTCCCATGCAAGAGCAAATTGACGCCATCCTGAAACCGTTCAAGCGGGAAGGATATGACACAGGCGCCGAGTTCAACGGCAAGTTCTGGGAGGTGTGGATTGGAAGCCATGCCGGGGGCCGGGAGAATGGCGTCTCGCTGGCACAGGACTTGGCCGAGAAAGTGCGTGGCATGACCGTGAAGGCTGAACCGGCACCCGTCCCGCCCCAACCGCTCACAACGCCTCTGGCAGCCAAACCAACCCCTCCGCAAACGGATTATGACGCCATCATTGCGGGGCTGAAGGCGCAGCTTGCCGAAGCGCTGGCGAAGGCACCGGAACCGGTGGAAATCCCTGAGTTCATCAAACTGCCTGAGGAAATTCCATCAGAGCTTGCCGATTTGATCGAATACGCGGACACTCCGGCACAATCGAACGAGAAGTTACTCGCTCGCCTGCGTGAAGTGCTGGGCCTGATTGGCTTGGCAGAAGATGCAGGCGGGCGGGCTGCACCTGAGCTTTACCGGCGCCGCGACAGACTTGAAAGCGGCATTCGGTTCAATCGGGGGCGGATGGCCGAATCTTTATAGGACTTACCGGGGCTGGGCATGGCAGATGATTATCACCGAGTGTTCGTCAGGATCGATGGCGAGGAAAAGCCCGTCATGATGAGCACCACGGACCTTAAAATAGGCCTTCAGTCAATGTGGTTGTCCGATATGGATAAAGGCTGGATGCTCCTGGAAGGCAGAATGCCTGACCTGATGACCAAGGCCATGAAGGCCTACGAGGTCGAAAAAGAAGAGGCAGAACGCAAGCTGAAAGAAAAGCTGGGCGTGACGACTGCAAACCCCCTGAAAGCCTTTATCGGGCGCAATTGGGGATGGGTCGCCGCCATAGTTATTCTCGTGATTGTCCTGCGGCCTGAACTGGCCGGGCACGCGATCTCTTTCCTGTTCTAGGGGCTGACAATGACAAAACAAGACTTCACCGGCGCCCTGATCTGGGTGCGGGATCAGTTACCCGCGCGCATCGCTACGTTCTGGATGATTGCGGCATTCTACGCGCTGGGCTTCGGCCTTGTGCTGGCGTTCCTCCAGATTGACGCAGAGTTCTCCCGGCCCCTTGCAGGCGGTGTAGTGCCCCCGGAGGTCACGCAGCACCTTGCATGGGCTGTGCGGGCATTCTCCGTCATCGTGGGCATGGCGGCGATGTACTGCCACGTTAACCAGATGGTCCGGTTCCGCAACCTGCTTGCGTGGATGGGCGGGATTGCAGCGGTGCTGCTGTTCCTTCACGCGCTCGGGATTTCCGCCAAGATCATGGAAGGTCAGTATGGCCGGGCCGCTGCCATCGGGCAAATTGAGACGGCCACGACTGACACCAGCTCGGCACAGATTGCCATCCTGCAAAGCCAGATTGACGGTATCCGCGCTGACCGTGACGGACAAGTCACCCGCCTGCAAGCTTCTATCGACGGCATTGTGAACGATGGGCTGAACAATGACCAGCTTGCCGACGCCTACCGCGCAGATCAGGTGGCCGCTGAGAATGATGCCCGTGAACGTATCCGCCCACTGGAAGACCAGATCACGGCACTGACGACCGCTGCGGGGGCAACCGTGGTTGAGGCGACCGAGGCAAAAACCAAGGTGGACAGCTTTAACCCGCTGTTTACGTTCATGGCCCGCGTTGCAAGCTGGACCTGGAACCCCGCTGTGATGCCATCCGAGACGTTGCAATTCGGCATGGGCTTCGGGTTCCTGACGCTGTTCTTCGGGTTCGGCGAAGTGCTCATGATGGCATGTTTCACCATCGCTTACGGGATGCAGCTAGTCGTCGCTGAACGCCGGTCACGCGGCATCACTGAAAGCATCTCGTCTGACGTTCCCCCCGGCCACGTCCGCATGGAAATGACCGAGGAAGAATGGGCCGAGTATGAGCGGGCAATGGCGGTGCATCGCAACATCAAGGCAGGGGCCAAGACCGGCGCCCGCACGAGACGGCAGGGTAACAAGATTGAAGCGGCGGGGGACTATTACCGCACACGCATCAGCGAGTTCATGGTGAAGCATAACCAAGGGCTAAGCACCGCGCAGATCGCAGCCGGGGCAGGGCTTACAGTAGCGTCTATGCGGGCCAGTTATGCGGCATACATGACCCCGGAAGAACAAACCGCGCTGTTCGGCACGGGCTTTGTTCCCGAACCTGAGCCAGAGCCTCCGGTGGCCGTGTCTGACAGCCCGCAAGAGCCTGATCTGGAACCCGAGCCAGACGAGCCGGAAGAGCCTAAAGAATGGGGCGTTGCGGTCTTTGACCCTAACGCAAAGCAGGATAATGAGGAAGGCAAAGGGCTGACGACATGAGCCAGTATTTCAAAACCTCACCCGCAGGGTATGACCTGATAAAGCGTTTTGAAGGCTGCGAAAAGCGCCTGCCTGATGGCCGTTTGACGACCTACAAAAAGGGCAATGACCCCGAGACCGTGGGTTGGGGCCAGACCGGGCAGATGCCGGATGGCCGCAAGGTTGTGATGGGCCTTGTTATCAGCCAGCAGGAAGCGGACGACGCCCTGCAATATTTCGTCCAGAACGTCACAGAGCCGCTCGTTCGCAAGCACTTTGTCTGCAAGACACAGGGGGAGTTCGATGCCTGCGTAAGCTGGGTGTACAACGTGAACCATCGCAAGCTGGAACGCGGCGAATACAGCCTGCCCCAATTGGTGAACCTGAAGAACCGCGACACCGAAGCGCTGGTTAATCTCTGGCTTCGCTACATCCACACGCCCGGTTTTGAAAACGGCCTGTACAAGCGCCGCATTGCGGAAGTGCTGATGTTCCTCGGCTTGCCTTGGAATGCGCCGTCAGTCTGGGGGTTCATCTCAAACGCCCGTTACAAGACAGGCGACAAGGTAGACCCGACTGACCCATGGTTTATCCTTGAGATGGCTGAGCAGGCCAAGCCCATTGCAAGCCTTCCTGACCCGCCAAAGCCTCCGGCGCCCGTTGTCCCTGTCAAGGTCGAGCCCCTGCCAGAGGTCAAGCCCGAGCCCCAGGTTGGCACAAAACCCATTAGCGCCAAAACCGTCAAGCCCGAGGATGTGCCCTACAAGATTGACCCCAACGCTGGCCTGAAGCCGCTGGAAGAAAGCGAGCGCGCCATCGGGTATTTCTGGCAGAACCTCGCTCGCCTGTTCCTGCGCCTGACCGGCCTTGGCACGTTCGGCACCGCTGCGGCGGGTGTGGCCAATGTGGTGCAGTCTGATGCGGTGCTAGGGACCGCCTTGCTGGACCTGACTATTCCGCTGCTGGTGTTCCTCACGGGCATCGTGATTGCATTCGTGGCCAAGCAATACGGCGACTGGAGACGCAAGCGGGGCGAGGAATCGGCAACGCAGGGGATGTACTGATGCCGTTCATGTTCGCCTTTTTCGACTTTGCAGAACGCGCTGGCAAAGCCATCTGGGCAAACCCGGTTACACGCTGGATTGCCATCATACTGACCGGCGCTTTCATTCATCGCATTTGGCTTGCCATGCGTGACCGGAAATTCAAACGCGAGGCGCGCATTGAAGTGCGTGAGGAAATCACCCAGCAAATCGAGGAACAGACCAATGAGCGTGTGGAAGAAGCCCGCGAGGCTGCTAAGTCTACCGATGATCTTAACGCTGAGCAATTGCGCCAGCTCCGCGCCCGCGATCCAAACAACCGAAGCCGCCTGCCGTGACTGGAAGCCGATCACGTATTCCTATTGCGTGGCCGATAGCTGCACGATTGAAGACCCGCTGAACATCTATGACAGCGAAGAAACCGTTCGGCAAATTGAGCGGGTGAACCTGTATTTCGGTGCCCTATGCCAAGAATAACCCGCTCCGCGCGCCCGGCCCCAAAACCGCACAAGCCGGTTTTCCCCGTCCGCAAGCCTGCCCTTGTGAAAGCAGCAGACGCGACCGTGACGCCTATCAATACGGGGAAGGTCAAGGCGCACTATGTTTCCGCCGCTGGCTACCATAGCGTAATCTGGCTGCAATACGTGGCCTTCGGTGCGCTGCTGCTGACAGCCCTTGTGGCGGGGTTCTATGTTCACCGGACGCTGGCGCTGGCAGAAGTCGGCGCCGTCACATGCTCGGCTGAAAATAGCTATATGTGGACCATGCCAACGCCAGACAGCGATGTTCCGGTTCTTAATGATGCTGTGTTGAAAGCGTGTGCTAAGGCTTACAGGCCATTTGAATAAAACGCCCCGAACGAGCGCCGGGGCGTTTTTGTCATGGCTTGGCTTTGAAATAGGTCAGCTCGGCGTCTGGCAAGCCAGCAAGATATTCGCGCAAAGAATCGTCAGGAATAACTGTCCGCGCGCCAATCTTTTTGGCTTTAATTTCACCCTTGGCAACCAGTTCATACATCATGCTTTTTTTGATGCCGATCATTTTGCAGGCGTCGTCGATAGAATGAGCGTAAGGTGTCACAAATATCTCCATATGTTTCCGAGCAAGAATTTTGCTCCCGTATGGAATACAACAAAAGCCCCGCCAGAGCAATCCGGCGGGGCTTTTTCGTTAGCGCATGTTTACCACGTTGCGGTTCTCTGCATACTGTTCCCGCCGCTTTGCGTTGATCTGCTCACGGGCATAAGCCGCAGCTTGGTCAAGCCGTTCCTGCCGGGCTTCGATAACCTCGCGGATTTCCCGGCTGGCAGCATACAAGCCGCCACGGACCATGAACATTGAAAGCTGAAACAACCCAGCCCCAATGGCCAGCATCCAGATTGCAGGCGGTTCCTGACCCATCATCTTTATGATGTAATGCGCCGCATGGACCTGCAACGCGCCGTCAATAATCATGGTCATCAACACGATGAACGTGATCACTGACTGAGCCGGTCCGCCTTCGATAGCCTCCCCGTGAGCCCGTGCAAGGCTAATCGGCGTCATGGCCATCAGGAACGCAAACGCCCCTGCCAGGATCGTGAACGTCCAGCGGATTGCCTCAAGGTCGGTCTTGAGATCACTCCAGACGTGATAGGATAGCGCAACTGTAGAGATCAGGCCAGATACGACCGTTGCAGCGAACGTGACGATATGGCCCTCTTGGAAGTGATGCACTTTAAGGGGCACCTTGGATTTTTGCATGTGTCTCTCCTGTAAGCAAAGGAAAGGCGTCCTGCCGTAATTCTGACGCACGTCTTGTGCATCATGGCTGGGTGGATGCCGCCAGCCCCGGCTGAAGCTGAAAGCCCGCTGCATTGGCCCCAAGGCCGCGTGGCGGGCTTTTGCTATTTAAGGCGGTCTTGCAGGACGCGAAGCACCCGAAGGGCTTCCCAACGCTTCTGAGCGCATTCACAAGCCGCAATTTCCTTGCAAGCCTGTTTGACAGCGGCGGCGTACTGGTTGCGCTCGCGGCGTTTGATTTGGGTGGTGAGGTCGTATGTCATGCCTGTCTCCTGTGTTAACAGGATCAGAATGGCACAGACATCCTAACGAAGCGTTGAGGCTGGGTCATGGCCCGTCTCCGAGGTCGGGGGCATCCTTTGCGAGAGCTGCGCGAGCGCGAAAGTCTCGATTGAAACAGAGGTCAGTGTGCGCGGTCTGAATCCAGCCCCGCCCCTTGTCAGCGCCCCGCGTTTTGGCCTCGGATGGACTTTGACACATGCCAAGATCGGCATTCAGGGGCTTGAAGTACCGGCAAGCCCTGCATCGCCCGAGTGTGCTCATTGCTGCTGCTCCTTCAGGGCTGCTGCGAGGCGGCGGGCCTCGGTTTCAGTTGGAAAGTTTGGCCTTGCAAATTCGCCGTGTACGGTGCGCGCGGCGCGGTCGTAAGCTTTCGCCGCCTCAATTTCGCAAGTGTACCGACCAAGGAATTTGTTTTTCCCGTCTTTCTTGATGCAGGCTATCCATTTCATTGGACCCTTGTCCCAGCACACTCCGAGGTATTGCGATGTTGAGGTTTTCAGACTTCCGCGATTTGTCTTGTTTTTTGAGCTTGTTGCTTCGCGGAGGTTTGCCCACCTGTTGTCCGCACGGTCGCCGTTAATGTGGTCGATTTCAGCTTTCGGCCATTCGCCCGTCTGCATTGCCCAAATGATGCGGTGTGCGCGGTACTTCCAATTAAAGATGCTCCCGATCCGGTATCCGTAGTTGTTGGCAATGAACGCCTCTTGGTTGGCATACTTGGCGTTCCATGCGTTTGCCTCTGACTGCGAATTGAACATTTCAGTCCCGCGTGAAAGCCACCAAAGCTTGCCCGTCTCTGGATCGTACCGAAGCAACTTCCGCAGCAGATCGGGCGCGGGCAGCGGCGGAGCCTCCCGCACCTGGTTGATCGTGTCTGTCATGTTGTCGGCCCTTTCAGGGCGGCGCGGGTTGCTTCCATGTGACGCTCGGCATCGATTGCCCAGTCGGACAATTCGGTTTGCAGTCGTTGACCGGCGCATAGAAGACCGTGGGCGTCCGCAAGCAGTTGCTTCATGGCTTTGTTCTCCGCCACCAGCTCAGGCAGCGCGTTGATCGCGGCGACGATGAGGGCGGCGTTGGCGTCAGCATTGACGCACTGGCTGGCGTCAGCGAGAAGCTCCGGATACGGTGCATCGTCCAGACTGCAAACCATTGTTCTGCCTGCGGTTCCCCACGGCCCCGGCGTCCCCGCCTTGAGCAGCTTCTCCAGTTCCTCCAGTGTGTCAGTCACGTCTCTCTCCTAACTGTTGTTCCGTTCATCTTCCGCCGAAGCGTCTTGCTAAACCCCGCGCTCTGTATCTGCTTGTGCTTCCCCGCAGCTTTGGCACGGGAGCGCCTTGCGTGTTGACCGATCCGCCCGGCCTGCTTGTCGGCCTTGGTGACCTCCTTGGCCGTCTGTATTCCGGTTCTGGCATTGCAGGGCTTGCAGAGCAGGCGCCCGTTCTCCAGCGTTGACAGCCCGCCCTTTGCGACGGGCTTCGGGTAGTGGTCGAACTCCTTGCCAACCGCCTTGCATCCTGGCATTTCGCACATGCCGCCAGAGCGTTGCAGGATTGCGGCCTGAACAGACTTCGGAAACGCCTTGCGCTTGGGAATGTGGTCGGGGCGGCGAGTCATTCGTGAAACCCGTCTTCTTCAAACTCCTTGATAAATTGCTCGACGGCTTTTTTCACGTCCTCCCAGTGAGGCGAAAATGCTTCGTGAGACGGAACCTGTCCGTTCACTGCATAAAGCGCCCGCAGCTTACCCTTTGCCTCTTCCCAGATGTGGGCCTTTGCTACACGTATGGTAATCTCTAGATCATACCGCATCACACTTCCTCTCTCAAATCCACGCCATGCCGTTCGGCAAAGCCTTCAATAATGTCCTGCAACAGCGTATGCTCCTGCTTGCTCAGTTTCGACGTGCTGCGCCCGATGGGAATCATCCCTCCGTCCTCTGACGGCATGAACCGGCCCCCGTTCAGCAGATGGACAAAGTGATCCTTCCAGTCCTCGGGGCTGTAGCGCTGGCCATGCCACACAAGCTGCGTGCTGATGGCCGTCAGAAGAACCCACATGCGGCTGTTCTGATCCGTTGTCCGCTTCGGCTCCTGAAAGCCGACCCGCCATCCGGTCGGGAGCGCCAGCAGCTTCTCAGCCAGCGTCTCCCGGTTGCCGCGATGGATGATGAACTCGTAGCGGGACATCACACAGAAACCTTTGCCCGGATCGCATCACGGCGCCGCTTCCAGCGTCCGCGCAGATCGTCTGTGACATCCTCCGGCAGATCGGCGCGCTCGCTTTCAGTGACTTCAAGCCAGCCGTCCAGATCGTCTTCCGTGCCGCAGTTCTCGATCATCCGCGCAAGGCGCTCCTGTGCCTCTTTCAGTTCGCGGTTGGTCTTGCCGTTGGCGTCCAGCGGAGACACGTCTACGCGCGGCACTCGCTGGCCTTCAGTCTCTACGGTTTCGGCTTCGATCACCTCGCCGTCAGTCGTCACGACTTCTGCGGGCGTCTCCACCTTCTGCCGGATCGGCTCAGGCGCAGGCGTGAAGTCCATGACTTCCTCCGGTGCGTAGAACCCGACAATGCAGCCCGGATAGGACAGGCGCACGCCTTCAGAGATAACCCGTGCGCGGAGCATCTGGCGCGGGTACTTCTTCCAGGTATCGTTGCCGGTGACGCCAGCCGTCTTTGCCCGCGCCATGTTCCACGATACCGTTGTGGTCCCGCTGGCAGCATGGGTGAACTCGGCAATCACCTCGTCATCTTCATGCTTGACCCAGCGCACCTTTCCGCCAGACTGCTGGAACCGGCCCAGCATGGCTTCGGCTTTCAGTGAGGGCTTGTTCTTGATGACGTGGTATTCCTGCATTGCGCGGGCAGGGTGCAGCCCCTCGCTCTGGGCAATCATCAGCAAGCTGAACGCCTGCTCCGGAGTGCTTACCCCGAACAGACCTGAGCGGGCGAAGTAGTGCGCCATCTCCTTGACCTGCTCATAGCTCGGCCCAACCGCGCGGGCCTCCGGCACCATCAGTTGATTTCCTTCAGCCATTATGCAGCCTCCTCTTGGTTTTGCTGGTCGTAGAATGCATCAAGTTCGATCTCGAACGGGCGGGCGACTTCGCAGCGCGCTTCGTACACCGCACGGAGCCGGGCTTTCAGGGCTTGCATCTGCGCTTCGATTTCGCGCTCCTCTGCGACATACGGAGCTTCTGCTGCCGCAAGGCGGGCTTCGATCTGGTCGATGTGGTGGGAGATTTGGCGGTTCATGCCGCCACCCGCTGCGCCGAGCGCTGCTTGATCATCTCGCCATTGGCAGCGCTGTAGAGAGGCGACCCATACAGCGCGCCAGCATAGAGCGAAGCGCCGTCAGCAAAGGCGTCAGGCCCCGCGCCGTTCTCAATGATCGCCTCTGCAATAGCGCAGGCGTCCGTTGCGCTCAGCTTGCGGACTTGGCCAGTGGCGAACAGGGCAAGGTCGATGGCGCCCGCGAGGCGCCTACCCCATGCGTAGCTGTTGTCGGCGTCGGTTTCGTGGAAGGCGTTGAGCATCACACGCGCTCCCCGTCACGCTCGACAATGACGCCATCCGCAAAGCAAATGTGGCCAACGTCAGCGTAGGTTGCGCGGTTGTAGCCAGCGGCGCCGACGACGTAGACCAGATGACCTTTCTTGCTGATGCGGCGCGCGGCACGCATAGCCTTGTTGCGGTCGGTGCCGAAATGCTGGGCGACGTACTTGCCGTCGTCGTCGTAATCAATCTTGTAATCGATCATGTGTCTCTCCGTTCGATGAAGAGACATTGGCACAACTGTTTCACGCTTGCAACTGGAAAAATGTGTCTTGCGCGAAACACCGAACACGGTATGTTGCGCGCATGAAGAAACGCATGACATTAGACGAATGGTGCGCGCAAGACCCTCGCGGTCCATCAGCGCAAGCAAAAGCGCTCGGCATAAGCCGGGCAACGCTGTGGAGGTTACGGGGCGGCGGTCACGCCATCCTGCCAGACACAGCGCGGAGAATTGAACAGGCCACAGGCGGCAAGGTCCGCGCGGCCACGTTGCTTGGAGTGGAAGCATGAGCGCCATAGGTAAAATTATGGAAGAGCTTTACACTGTTCGTCGGCAGGTTCTTTCTGTGCGCGACGACGACGTGAAATTCGCAGTTTATTACGGTCGCCTTGCAGAACGTGAAATGGCGATGGACCGTGATGTCATTACGTGGGCGCCGGTTATTGATCGCGGTTCGCGCTGGCCTCAACAAATTATGGGCGCCATGTTAATGGCTGATTACGGTTTGCCGCCATACGCAATTCGGATTGACGTGGATGGAAAGCCTTATTCGGTGTTTTCCATTGAAAACGCAAACGACTTGTCGCGCAAATGACCCGCCGCGCCCGCCATATCCCCTCCCGCATCTTCAAGCTGGCATGGCTCCCGCTTGCGGTTCTTCCGTGGGCTGTTCTGGTTATCGTTGTGAAGGATGCTTTCAGTGCGTGACCAGCTATCCCTACTCGACTATCAACCCGCACCCAAGGCCCGGAAGAACGGCCCCGCCACACAGAAGCGCGCTGCGATCCAAGCCGCCCGCTGGTGTTCGCCTCAGTGTGACGCCATCCTGAAAGCCATCTGCGCTGCCCCTGACGGCCTTATCCGTGCCCAGATCATAGACCGCACCGGCATTAAGGAATCGTCCGCCTGCGCCCGCCTGCGGGACATGGTAGACGGCGGCATCCTGGTTGTCCGTGGCGAGCGGCTGGGGCCTTACGGGACTGAGCAGCAAGTGTATCACGCGACCGAGAAGGGCAAGGCTCGGGCGGAAGTTTTGAGGGAGATGAGACCATGAGTGAATTTGAGCCGAAGCCCGCCCCAGAGCGCCGCGCGAAAGCCTTCAAAGGCGCCCGTGAACGGATCGTCAAGACTGACGCCGTTGTGGAAAAAACCAAAGGCGCTTTGCAGCACGAGCAGATACGCCATCGGGAGACCAAACACGAGCGAGACCTGTTTGCTGCCGTTATCCGCGACCCCGCGCGCAAGGCGTTTCTAGAAAGCATGTATCGTCAGGTTGGCGCCTGTCTGGCTGATGAAGCCATCAAGCACCTGCTTGCAGCATTGGCCGAGGAAGGTGTTCGCGCTCAAGTTCTGGAACGCATTTGGGAATACGCGCACGAGGCCGGTGATGACGTTGCCGCCGATATTGTCAGGGCTTACGTTCGGGACGGCGTTACTGACGTTCGGGCTATGGAGCGTCCAGAGGATATGGCCGCAGTTGTGAGCGCGCAGATTGATTTGCCGCCTGTGCGCGTCCGTTTTTCTAGAGTGTTCGGGCTGCGGGATTTTAGATGACCCGCCGCAAGCAAATCCCACCCCGCACCCTAGCCTACCTCCAGCGCGTATTAGAAAACCCGCCCGTTGGAAGATGGCGCACACTGAAAGCCCCTTCTGACACCCAGTTCGCTTTTGCTGCGCTGGAATCGTATGTGGCGGGGCTTGCCAGCAAGAAAGATTTGTGAAATTTAGGACGGGCGAGCCGGACTGGTCGAAGGTCCGAGCCCGCCCTTTGCAAAAGCTGTTGGAGCCAGCAATCACATGACGCAAGCATATACCGCCATTTTGTCCGAACGCAACCCTCCCCCGGTTGCGGAATGTATCAATGTGAGCCCTGAAAAGCGGTTTACGAGTTCGGACACGTTCGCACACAACCGGATCGTGCGCCAACAGGTCGGCAAGGCTAAGAACCTGACCCGCGCAGAACGTGACATCACCCTGTCAATCGTTAGCCTTTGGTTCACCCATCGAGGCCACGATGACAGCGGCATCATCCGCCCCGGTCGCAAGTACCTTGCCAAGAAGGTCCGGTGCTCGGTCCGCACGGTTGCCAGCACGCTGGACAAGCTGCGGAAGGCTGGCGCGCTCCAGATCGTCGCTTACGCCAAGGGTGGGCGCCGGGCGACACAGTACCGTGTTGACCTTGAAACCCTGATGAAATGGGCAGGCGCGAAGCTTCCAGAGGTCATCAAAGGACCGCTCCGGTTGCTGAAACGCAACTTCAAGCTGCCGTCATGGATGACCCAAAAGCGTGCAATTTCTGCACACGGTAATAACAACCGAAGCACTTCAAACACCTTTTTCCCTTCAGAATGGTTTGAGCGATGTCCGCCCATGCCAAACTGGCCGGGGGAACTGGCCGATGTTTGATGATTTCATGGCTCCGAAACGTGAACTTCGCCCGCACCAGATCGCTGCAATCGACGGGCTGCGCCAATCCCTTGGCAAGGGCCTTAAGCGGGTAATCCTCCAAGCGCCAACGGGGTTTGGCAAAACCCTGACCACCGCCAAGATCATTGAAAGTGCCCTAGCCAAGAATAGGAAAGTCCTGTTCACGGTCCCGCGCATTGCCCTGATTGATCAGGCGGTTAGCGAGTTTGAGCGGGAAGGCGTGGACCACATTGGTGTGATCCAGGCCCAGCATCCGAGAACTGACTCGTCTGCCCCTGTTCAGGTTGCGACGTTCCAGAGCCTTGGCAGGCGCCTTGACCGGGTCCGTGAGCCTTTCCCGCTGGTCATCATCGACGAATGCCATGAGGCGCACAGCGTTGGTTTCCAGCTTATGCAGAAGTGGCCAGACAGCCATTTCGTCGGTTTGTCTGCGACCCCTTGGACCAAAGGGCTAGGTGTTCACTGGCAAGGGCTTGTCATTGCCGCCACGATTGGCGACCTGATTAACGAAGGCTTTCTGTCCAAGTTCACGGTGTTTGCACCTGACGTGCCAGACCTGAGCGGTGTTCGTTCACGGGCTGGCGAGTATGTGGAAGATGACCTTGTCGGCGTCATGGGCGAAAGCAAGATTGTCGCCAACGTTGTTAACACATGGCTGGAAAAGGCTGGCGGCAGGCCAACGCTGGTGTTCGGAATCAACCGCGCTCACGCGGCGCAGCTTCAGGTCCAGTTCCAGAACGCTGGAATTGCGGCAGGGTACGTTGATTGCGAAACCGACCGCATGGAAATGGCCAAGCTGGAACGCGACTTCCGGAAGGGCGAAATCAAGGTTGCGTGTTCGGTTCGCAAGCTGACCACCGGCATTGACTGGCCAGTTAGCTGCATCATAGACGCTGCCCCGACGCGTTCCGAGATGCTGCACGTTCAGAAAATCGGCCGAGGCTTGCGGATCAATCCCGGCACCGAGGATTGCCTGATCCTTGACCATGCGGGCAATTCGCTACGGCTTGGCCTTGTGACTGACATTTACCACGATGTCCTAGACGACGGCAAAAAGCCCGAAAGTGAACGCGAGAAGCCCAAGGCTGAGAAGCTGCCCAAGCCCTGCACGAACTGCGGCGTTCTTCACACGGGGCCGAAGTGCCCGGCTTGTGGTCATGTCAAATCCCCGGCGCAGATCAGGGAGGCCGAAGGCGAACTGGTTGAGATCAGCGGGGGCAAGGTCAAGAACTATTCGAGGGCCGATAAGCAAGCGTTCTGGTCAATGGCCCTTTGGGTCGATGATGAACGCGGCAAGGGCGGGAAGCTCGCCAAGGGGCTTTACAAGGGCAAGTTTGGGGTATGGCCCCGTGACCTGCACAATGGCCGCAAAGCGCCTGACTTTGCGTTCCTGACCTATGAGAAATCCCGGCGCATTGCCTACGCCAAGCGCATGGAAAAACAACGCGGAAGGGCTGAAGGATGAGCATCTGGCATAGAAAAACAGGCGAGGCGGCCAAGGGTCAATGGAAAGGCATCCTGACCACGCTTGGCGTTCCCGAGGAATTGCTGACCGGCAAGCATGGGCCTTGCCCTTTGTGTGCGGGCAAGGATCGGTTTCGGTTCGACAACCAGGAGGGCCGGGGTACGTGGATTTGCAATGGCTGCGGGTCTGGTGACGGCATTGCGCTTGCGATGAAATTCACCGGCAAGTCATACCCCGAGGCGGCAACCGAGATCGACAAGATACTGGGCAACCAGAAATTCGATCCCGACAAGCCCAAAGCCGAGATGACTGACGAGCAGCGCAAGGCGGCTTTGCGGGAAGTTGCGGCCAAGACGGTTCGGATAGAGCGTGGATCGCTGGCCGATGTTTACCTGACGGCGCGCGGTTGCAGGGAGTTTGCTTATCCCAAGTCGCTTCGCTTTGCGCCGCAGCTTCGGGATGGAGAAGGGGCGGTTCGCCCTGCCCTTGTGGCGACGGTACAGGCGCACACGGGAGAGAACGTCACCTTGCACCGGACGTTCCTCCGCCCTGATGGTTTGGCAAAGGCTGAGATGGCATCGCCTCGCAAGCTGATGCCGGGTTCTGTTCCGAAGGGTTCAGCGGTGCGCTTGAGCGATTACACGGGCGGTCCCTTGGGTATTGCTGAAGGGATAGAGACGGCCCTGTCTGCCATGATCCTGTATGACATGCCGGTGTGGGCAGCGCTGAACACAAGCTTGTTGGCGGAGTGGATACCGCCCGAGGGCTGCGAGGACATCGCTATCTTTGGCGACAATGACGACAGCTTTGCCGGTCACGCGGCTGCTTATGCCTTGGCCCATCGGCTGCGCGGCATGGGGAAGGATGTGACTTTGCATTTCCCGACAACCACTGGCCGGGATTGGAACGATGAATTGCTTGCAAAACAAAGGAAAGTTGCATGACTACCGAAGGGCTGACTATCGACAAACGCTTGGATCTTGTGTCGGGTTCTCACCGACTGACGTTTAGGGACTTATGCACGCCGAAGAAAACTCAGGATTTGGTTCAAGCTCGGCAGCACATGGCGTTCTATCTCGTCATCATTGAAGATTATCGCCTAGACAGTGCAGGCGCTCTGCTTAACCAGCACCATACCACGGTGCTATACAGCGTCCGCAAGTATGCCGCCGAGAAATACGGCACCGCAATGGATGCGAAGTTGCGCGAAATTCGCGTTGCTTACATCGCCAAATCCCAGCAGGATCAAGCGATGGAGAGGGCTGCATGACACCGATTAGCTTAATCACTTCGGAAGAAATCGAGGGCGAAATTCGTCTCAATTCCGCATGGGCTGGGCTGCACAGCGTCGCCCGGCTGGACCTGCTGCAAGACTGGATTGCTGTTCTAAAGCAGCTTTACCAGCTCACCCATCACGACACCTACGGCAAAGGCCACGATTGGCAGTCAAACCTCATTGAGGCCATTAAAGGCTGGGAGCATCACGGCAAAAATGCCGACGATTACAAGCCCCTGATGCTTACAGTTCCGCCGCAGGGTGAAGCATGATCCCCCTCATTCTCCTCCTCCAACTCATGGGCTTCGTCGTCTGGGCAGGTGCGGAATGAGACCCCACAGCTTTCGCTGCCAGTTCCGCTTCCATCGCTACGACGAGCACGATGAGTTTGGCCGGACGTGGTGTTCCCGCTGTGGCGAACGCCAGCCCCGCCGCTTCGCTCAGATTCAACCCGCTGAAGACGTTGGCCGCGTCCTGAACCGGCCTCGCACGAAAGGAGCCCGCAAGTGACACTCTACATTTTCTCCAGCTCATACCCGCTCAAAGCCGTTGACGAGTTCCGCAAGGCAAAATTGGAAGCGTTTTGTATGTTGTGCCCGGATCGCCGCAAAGCGTCTAGGCACGCCAAGCGCAAGCAAACCGGCGTTATGGTTGCGTTCCCTGGCTATAGCTTTGTGATTGACCCAGACCCGTGGAAGCTGCGAAACATGCGCCACATTGGCCACCCTGTCAGGGATGCTTACGGCAGATGGCAGGCAGTCCCGAAGCGTGACGAGACATGGCTGCTTGATCCCCCGCCCGGCTTGTTCCACGATGACAACATCCCCGAGCACCTGATCCCGAAAGACATTCCACGGATAAACGCTGGCGACACAGTGCGGTTCATGCTTGCCGCTGAGCGTCACGAGGTCAAGGCCTTGGCCGTGGATGGCCATTCGGTGCTGGTAAAATTGCAGATGTTTGGGCGTGAAGTCCGCACGCGGGTCAAGCTGTCAACGATTGAAAGCGTAGCCGCTTGACGGGCATGGCGAATTAAGCCAATTCTGACCCGCCCACTGTTGATCCGCGTGCAAGCCAATGGCCCGAGCCGCGAACAGTGCGCTAGGGGCTGGCCAGCGCAGAAGCGTTCACCGGTCCCACTGCGTAAGCCATTGCCTATTGGCGAGCCAAGCCCCGCATCCAATCCCCTTGGTGTCCCTCCAAGCGGGTAACTTGGTTCACCCATACGCAAAGGCCCATCCCATGACCGACCGCTATACCGAACTTGTCAAGCAAGCCTATGAGGCCCAACAGGCCCGTGAAGGCGAGCGCTATCAAGCCTTGACCGCCGACCTTGCCCAGATCGACGCTGACCTTGAAGCGTTGGCTGCCAAACGCGAACAGGCCGTTGCCGCCCTCGAAAGCATGGACGATGCCGTTGAAGCCGCCAAGGAAGCGCTTGTCACGTATTTCAGCGGCGAGGCTGACGAGGATATGTTCGAGCCGGAAAAGCCTGACGTGTCGCAGTATCTCGACCCGTGGGCAGATCATCCGTCCAGCGATGAGTTCTCCACCCCCCGTGCCAACGGCGCTTATGCCGAAGCTGACTAACCCCACGAAAGGGCTGACCCATGAAGAACATCGACCTGCCTACCATCGGCAACGCCCTCGCTGGCCTCGCCCTTGCGTTCCTGGTGGACAACGTCGCCCTTGACGGCGCTGTCACGAAAGCCCTGCCGTCGGAGTTCGTCGCCCTCGTTGGCTTCGTCATCTTCGCTGGCGCCGCTTTCTACGGCTACAAGGCCGCGAAGCGTAACGCCTGATGCTGTTCGCAGCCGCCATCCTGTTCTGCCTCGGGCTTGGCCTGTTCATCGCAATCGCCAGCCAGGCTTGGCCGGAGGGGTGAATGACCGACCGCTACATCAAAGTGTTGCAACAGGCGAAGACGATCCTGCGCGGCCTCAAGCCTCGCGGGAACGCCATTGTTGCCACACAGGACGAGAACGAGACGCTCGACTACAGCGTCAACTGGTCCGGCTGGTTGGGCTCAGACACCATTGCAAGCGTCTCCAACGTCGTCACTGGCCTGAGCATATCCAACGCCAGCAACACCACCACAACGGCAACGTTCCGCCTGTCTGGAAGCATCTCTGGCTGGCTAGAACACCGTATCACCACAGCAGGCGGGCGCACCAAGGAGTTGCTGATCCTGCTGGAGGTGTCTGGGTATCCGGTGAAGGACGATTATGGCTTGAGGGTCAGGGCATGATGCTCGACAACCAGCAACACGAACTGTTCTGCCAGAAGATCGCTGAAGGCATGAGCCAGACGGACGCTTATGAAGCCGCTGGATACAAGGGCTCGCGCAAGTCCCTGCAAGACAATGCCGCCCGCCTGATAGGGAATGATAGGATACAAGCCCGCATTGCCGAGCTTCGCGCAAACGCCGCGCAGGAAGCCCAGATTGATCTCGCGTGGCTCATTCGTGAGTGCGTCGCTACCTACACCGCCGCCAAAAAAGACGCCGCCTACGGGCCTGCTGTGAGCGCACTGAAGGAGATTGGCATTCTGACCGGCGAACGCGTTGAGAAGTCGGTGAGAGAGAACCTGAACCGGACCGTTGATGAATACAGCGACGAAGACCTTGCAGCACATCTCGCCAGCAATGGCAGCCGAGGAACTGCTGAAGCGGCGAAAGGCCCGGCGCAGCTTAATTGACTTCGCTCAGTACACGTTCCCGCAATACGCCCCGGCTGAACATCACCGGCTGATAGCGGAAAAGCTGGAAGCGATTGAGCGCGGTGAGATTCAGCGGCTCATGATCTTCATGCCGCCCCGGCACGGCAAGTCAGAGCTGGCCACGAAGCGTTTCCCGGCATGGTTCCTTGGCCGCAACCCTGACCGGCAAGTGATCCAGGCGAGCTATAACAGCGACCTTGCCAAGGACTTTGGGCGGCAGGTCCGCAACATCTTTCAGGAGCGCAGGTTTCAGAACGTGTTCCAAGGCGTCGAGCTGGCGCAGGACAGCAAGGCGGCTGACCGCTGGAACACAAGCAAGAACGGGGCATATGTCGCGGCTGGTGTGGGTACGGCAGTCACGGGCCGGGGCGCAGACATCCTGATCATCGACGACCCGCTGAAGGACCGCGAGGAAGCCGAGAGCGAGACGCGGCGCGAAACGGTCTGGAACTGGTACACATCGACGGCCTACACGCGCTTGCAGGGAATGCGCGCTGAAATACTGGTGCAAACTCGCTGGCACGCTGACGACCTTGCCGGGCGTTTGCTGGAAGCCGAAGCCAAGGGCGGCAAGAAGTGGGACAAGCTGATCCTGCCCGCCCTGATGAGTGATGGCGGCGCGCTGTGGCCTGAGCGGTTTCCGGTCAATGTGCTGCAAGAGATCAAGCAGACGATTGGCCCGCGCGACTGGTCAGCGCTGTATCAGCAGAACCCGACGCCCGATGACGGCACGTTCTTCCTGAAAGCCTGGTTCAAGCGCCACGAGAAGCCGCCCGAGCGTGTGCACGTCTACATGACCAGCGACTATGCCGTGACCGAAGGTGACGGCGATTACACGGAACACGCCAT